TTGATGGAGGTTTTGGGACCGAATCCGGAGAATATGCTGGCTGCGCACCTCAAGGCGAGCGCGCGCAAGATCCGCGAGGATCCGAACCTGCCTGAGGAGTACAAGCAGGCCGCGCTCCAGCACCTTAACATCAACCTGGGCCGCCGCGAGGGTACGATCGGCCGGGCCTTTGCGGAGGTCATGGGCGAGACCCTGATCGCCGAGAACCCGACCCTGGCGCGCTGGATGGCCGGAACGCGCGCCGTACAAAGCCTGGCCAAGCTGGGCGGCGTGACGCTCTCGAGCATCAACGACACCCTGACCTACGCCATGAACCTGCGGCACCGCGGCCGGGGCCTCTTCGAAAGCTACCTCGACGCCCTGGGCGTCGTCTTCCGGGGGCGGACGCCGAAGGAAAAGAAGGAAATCAGCTACGTGCTGGGCGCGATGTACGAGGGCATCCTGGGCGATATCGCCAACCGCTGGAACGCCCAGGACCGCATACCCGGCAAGATGGCCGAGGCCATGGACACGTTCTTCCGTTGGAATGGCCTGACCTGGTGGACGAACCGGCTGCGGGCCGGCGCGGTCCACGGGGCGTCGGCCGAGCTGGCACTCAACGCCCGCCGCGCCTGGAGCGGGCTGAACGAGAACTACCGAGCCGTGCTCGAGACGCACGGCATCGGCGCCCGGGAGTGGAGGCTGATCCGCAAGATGCCCAAGGAGATCGGCGATTACGACTACGTGCTGCCGGAGTTCATCGATACCATCTCGGATGCGGACATCGACCGATTGCTGATCCCGGAGCGGATCGCGGAGATCCGCAAGGCGTTGAAGGTCGACGAGGTCAAGACGGCCGCCACCAGGGCGGCGCGCGAGCAGGCCTTCGAGCAGCGTCTGGCGCGCGTGCGGCAGGAGGCGCGGCAAGACTTCCGGACCAAGATCCAGAGTTTCTTCGTGGACGAGATGGACAGCTCCGTGATCGATGCGGACGACCGCACCCGGGCCCTACTTCTGCAGGGCACCCGGCCGGGGACACTCGTGGGCGAGGCGGCGCGCTTCGTGGCGCAGTTCAAGTCCTTCCCGATCGCGTACACCCAGCGGATCCTGCGCGGGCAGCGGTATCGGCGAGCGGCCGGCGGGCCGGACCCGGTGGGGATCGCCAATATCATCGCCGGCAGCCTGATCTTCGGCTACGCCGCCATGACCGCCAAGGATCTTGTCAAGGGCCGCACGCCGCGCGACCCGCGCCACTGGAACACCTGGCTGGCCGCGGCGCTCCAGTCGGGCGGGGCCGGCATCTATGGGGATTTCTTCCTGGGCAAGGCCTCGCGCTTCGGCAACGACGCGCTCGAGACCATGGCGGGTCCCGTGCCGGAGACGGCCGGCAGCATCGTCGGGATGGTCCAAAAGGTGATCAACGGGGACGCGGACGCCGGCGACGCCTTCCGCTTCGTGCAGAACAACACGCCCGTCATTAATCTCTGGTATACACGCTACGCGCTGGACACCCTGATCCTGTACAATCTGCAGGAGATGTTGGGCCCGGGCACGCTCAGGCGCCGGGAACGTCGCATGAAGGAGGACTACGGCCAGGAGTACATCGTGCCGCCGTCGAGCTATGTGCCGCGCGGCGGCACCTGGAACCTGACCGAGCCGGGACGAAAGTTTGTAGAGGAGGTGATGCAGTAATGGCCCTGCCGGATGATGTCGGGACTGACAAGAAGACCCTGTACCCGGGGGTAACGAGCTTTCAGGCTGCGGCCGACAAATTCAAGGCGATCGCGGCGCGCGGCCACGAGGATTCGCGCCTGCTGATGGTCCTCAACTGCGTCTGGGATACCGACAACCTCCAACCCAAGTTGATGGAGGACATCAACCTGGCCGGCAACCCGCTCAAGGAATACGCCAGCAGCGACTACAGCGACCTGACGGCCGCCGTGATCTATCTCGGGTTATTGAGGCCGGACGGTGGCTGGGTCATCAAAAGATACGACCAAACCAACCGGGAGGTGAGATATGCCAAAGGCGCAGGTGGCTATAATTTCGCCGGCCGCGCGGCATTGGCCTATGATACGTTTGAGAATGTATTCTGATAGGGGGTGAGATGCCTCAGTTCAATTTCGTAATCTCCGTAGCAGACAAGGAAACCTCGATGCTCTCGACGGATATTCGCAAGCGTGAGGGGGACATCATCACGGTGAAAGAACCAGGCAAAAATTACGGCTGGAAGGTGATTGATGAATACTTGATTGTCCCCGTGAACGTAGTGGTGTTGATTACCAAGCTCAAGGCGGAAGGTGTTCTGAAGCGCTCTCTCTATGAGAATGGCAAAGTGGATGGCATTGATTTTCGGGATATCAATCCAGATAGGGACGGCGTGGACAAAGAATCTGGTATGGTCTGGGATATCAAGGCGGAGAAAAAGATTGCCGAGCCGAAGAGACTAGCCAAAAACCGTTATCAGATTCCCTTGACAAGCCTTGGTGATATTGATCTTGAGAAAACCAGAGACATCAAGACGGTCTATCAGCCGTTCTTGAAAGAGTCTTTTGTTGTCAACATGCCTTGTTTCACCCTGCCCGATAGAGATATCGAATTGCGCTATGTGGGTGGTGTTTATGAAATGCGACAGATTAGAAAGTGGAAAAGAAACATCTACGAGGAGACAATTAACGGCAAGCTGATCCGCTTTATTCGCCCGAAAGAACCAGCAATCCCTATCGAAATAAAAGACGATCCTTGGCGGCCTATCTATTGCGATACCTCGACTATTGGAAAAGAGGATGAAAAGGTGTTCGAGTGGAGCACCACTGAAAACCTCGTGAAAGACAAACACGATAATAGTTGGTTAGAGGTGAGCTCTCTTGGCCAGTAGCAGACGAGCAGGAACGAACGAGAATATTGCCTTCTATGGCTCGGGTCAGGCTTATGATGAAGGCGACATGACGGCATGGGAGGGGGCTACTGACAACGATCTCGTAACCTCAACGACCAGTGAAGTCCTGGAGGTCGAAAGCGAGGGCGGCGGCGGGGCGCTTTGGGATGAATCCCCTGACACGTTTGCAGATGCCACGACCAGCTCGAGCTATATGCGGAGCATTCGGCCACGCTCGGGGTATTTTCACAGTAGTATCCCCAAAGACGATGGTAGCTGTGCTGGTTTTGATATTGCTGGCGGGACTGATTACAAGTCTTGGAGGGTTGATGAGAATAACTTCAAAGTCCAAGATCTCCCGATCAGGTCTAATACAGATTATGCGGGTGAAGCTACAGTCATTGATTTTCGTGGGGCCAGCTGTGAGGCTGTCGGCGTCATGGTTTTTGACAGCGCCAATGTCTCCGATGATATGGTTGCGTTTCGTGCCCGCTCGACAGGGAACTCAAATTTTTTCGTCAACTGCCTAGCCCATAATCTCGATGATTTTGCGTTTAAGGTTTATGACGGCACGGGGTATTTTTATAGTAATACCGAATATGGGTGTGGAGGGTCCTTGCGGGTTGATGCTGGCGAGACTGCTGTAACTGAAAATTGCGTTTTAGATGATCCATTAAGTATTGTCGGTACTCACACACAACCAAATAATAGTGATACAACTGATACCCCGACTTATGTGGATTCCGCTAATGACGATTTCCATCTGGATTCCGCCGATGTCACGGCCAAGGACAACGGCACCGACCTGAGCGCCGATGGTAGTTTCGCCTTTGATGACGACATTGATGGTGAGACGCGCAGCGGCTCGTGGGATATCGGCTTTGATGAGTACGTCGCGGCCGGATCCCCGTCGGCCTCGGAGAGCCCGTCGGAGTCACCGAGCGAAAGCCCCTCGTTAAGTCCTTCAGCATCTGAGTCACCATCAGAAAGTCCGTCGGAGAGTCCAAGCCTTAGTCCTTCGGCTTCCGAATCCCCTTCTGAGTCACCGTCGGAGAGTCCAAGCCTTAGTCCTTCGGCTTCCGAATCTCCTTCTGAGTCACCGTCAGAGAGTCCAAGCCTTAGTCCTTCGGCTTCCGAATCTCCTTCTGAGTCACCCTCGGAGAGTCCAAGTGAGAGCCCATCGGAATCTCCCTCAGAATCGCCCAGCCTGAGCCCTTCGGCCTCGGAGAGCCCTTCGGAGAGCCCCAGCGAATCGCCCAGCCTGAGCCCGTCGGCCTCGGAAAGCCCGTCGGAATCCCCCAGCGAGTCGCCATCGCCTTCTCCGTCCGCGACGGGTTCGCCATCCGAATCACCCTCTGAATCGCCATCGGAAAGCCCGTCGGAGTCCCCCAGCGAGTCTCCCAGCCTGAGCCCTTCGGCCTCGGAGAGCCCATCGGAGAGCCCCAGCGAATCGCCCAGCCTAAGCCCTTCGGCCTCGGAGAGCCCTTCGGAGAGCCCCAGCGAATCGCCCAGCCTGAGCCCTTCGGCCTCGGAGAGCCCATCGGAGAGCCCCAGCGAATCGCCCAGCCTGAGCCCGTCGGCATCGGAGAGCCCATCGCCTTCGCCCTCGGGCCCCAGTTCCGAGTCACCCTCGGAGTCCCCTTCGGAGTCTCCCTCGGAATCGGCCAGTGAATCCCCTTCGCCTTCTCCATCGGCCGGCTCGAGCCGTATCCGGGCGACGATCTTTATGATTGATGAACATATCGGCATCATCGACGGGTGGGTGATATGAGCAAAGTAAGTGTCATCATACCAGCCAGGAATGAACCTTTCCTACAACAGACGATCGATGATGTCCTCGTGAATGCCGCTGGCGATGTTGAAGTTCTGGCTATGCTTGACAACTACTGGCCAGATCCGCCCTTAAAAAAAGATCGAAGGGTGATAACGGTTCACTTCGGTCAAGTGGTTGGTATGCGCGATCTGATCAATGCCGCCGCGCGGATCGCCACGGGCGATTTTTTGATGAAGTTAGATGCCCACTGCATGGTGGGGGAGTGCTTCGATGAGATCCTGGCCGCCGATTGCGGCGAGCACGAAGTCGCGGTGCCGAGCCGTTATTATCTGGATGGGGAAAAATGGGAACGCACCCGGGGACCGATCGATTACCTGATGTTGACCTTCCCTTATAACTGCGACGATCTGTACGGAACCGGTTTTCACGGCCGCAAGTGGCACGGCCCGCATGGTCTCGAGGGCAGTTATTGGTACCTGGAGCGAGAGCGCAAGGAAATCAAGATCGATGAGATCATTTCATTTCAGGGCAGTTGTTGGTTTATGAGGAAAGCGCACTTTGAATTCATGGATGGCCTGGATGCGAAGAACTACAACTTTCATCAGGAGGCGGCCGAGATCGGCTTCAAGACCTGGTTGAGTGGCGGCCGGGTAACTCGAAACAAGAAGACATGGTACGCCCACTTACATAAGGGGAAGAAGTACGGACGGGGTTTTCGGTTGAGCAAGCGATTGATGGTGGAGTCGGAGATCTTCAGTACGGATTACTGGATGAACAATCGTTGGCCTAAGCAGACGCGGTCGCTCAAGTGGTTGATTGATAAGTTCTGGCCGATGGACGGTTGGCCCAAAGATTGGGACGACCCGAAATATGCTCAGGAGTATGAGCACCCACGTATGGACTTGGTAAAGGAGTAGCATGGATGCGCGCGGACTGATCTGGGAGAAGTTTCACATCAAGCGGCGCGATACCGTGCCTTTTACTGGCTGGTGGAATAGTACCCGCCAGACCGTGGACGAGCTTTTGGCCGAGCTCAGCTTCGATTATGGTGCCGAGATCGGGGTATGTAAAGGTCAACATGCGCGCACATTGCTGCGGTTGAACAAAAGCCTGCACCTGATCCTGGTCGATCCCTGGTCTGCGTACAACCGCTTGAGCCAGGAAAAGGCTGATATCCGTTACGCGCGATGTATCAAGCGATTGAAGCCCTATGAAGACCGAGTCCGCTACATGAAGATGGCAAGCATGGAGGCGGTTAAAGAGTTTCATGACGGCGAGCTCGACTTCGTGTATATCGACGGCCTGCACGAGTTCGATCCTGTCATGCTGGACCTGATCCATTGGGTGCCGAAAGTGCGCGTTGGCGGGCTCGTGGCGGGCCATGATTATTATGCGTTCTATCAGAGTGGGATCATCGATGCAGTCAATGCATACACGCGGGCGCACGGGATCAATGAGTGGTATGTGACCAGAGACAAGGAGGCGACCTGGTTTTGGGTGCGGGACAAGCAACATGTGTGATCGTGGGACACGGCCACAGTTTGCGCGGGATGCGTCTGGGGCGGACGATCGACAAGTACGATGTCGTGGTGCGATTGTCGAACGGACCTGTGGGCGCAGACCATGGATTTCGAACGGACATTGTGGTGGCGGTGCCGCTTGAGATCTGCTCTCTTGTTGGGCGATGCGCCAGAGAATTATGGCTTTATAATGTTGGCTTCGATAATAAAATTCCTGATTACGGCATATTTGATGACATCGCCAGAGAGAACGTGCGCGGAAAAATCGAAATCACGCACATTAAGGTAAAGGTTCGCCGCTGGTTGGAGCGATATCGAGAACTTGCCGACAAGAAAGTGAGACGCAAACATCCGCACGTGATCTGGCCGTCAAAAGGGACTGCGGCCGCCCTGGCCGTTAAAGAAATTTTGAATCCGAAAGTGGTTTTTCCGGCCGGATTCGACAATGTAATGAAGGGCGAAAAAACGGCGCACTGTCATGATTGGAGCGCGGAGAAACAAATCTTAAAGGAGGCGGGGGTTCTGTAATGGATCTTAGTGTCCTTATACCAGCGCGAAACGAGATGTTCTTGAAGCAGACCGTGGAGAACATCCTGCAGCAAATGCGGGGGGATACCGAGATCATCGTGGTCTGTGACGGCAACTGGCCGGCGCCGCCGATCAAAGACCATGAACGGGTCCACCTCATTCATTACGCTGAATCGATCGGCCAGCGTGCCGCCACCAATGAGGCGGCGCGGATGAGTCAAGCTAAGTACATCATGAAGTGCGATGCTCACTGTGCCTTTGATGAGGGGTTTGACGTCAAGCTGATGGCCGACTGCGAGCCGGACTGGACTGTGGTGCCCAGGATGTACAACCTGCATGCGTTTGATTGGGTGTGCGATCTTTGTCGACATCGGATATATCAGGGGCCTAAACCGGAACGGTGTGTCGGGTGCGGAGATCCGGCCGCCGAGATCAAGCGCGAGATCGTCTGGCAGGCGAAGGGCAATCCAGAAACCGACTTCGGATATTTCAATTCGGAACTGCGCTTTCAATATTGGCGGCCCTACAAAAAGCGGGTCGAGGCTCAGGGCGATATCGCGGACCTGATGTGCTGCGTGGGCGCGTGCTGGTTTATGCACCGCGAGCGTTACTGGGAGCTGGAGGGACTGGATGAAGCGCATGGTTCCTGGGGCCAGGTCGGCGTGGAGATCGCGTGCAAATCCTGGCTCAGCGGCGGCCGGCAGGTGGTCAACAAGAAGACCTGGTTTGCGCATCTCTTCCGGACCGGCCCGGGGTTCGGGTTCCCGTATCCGAATCCGGGAATCAGCAAGGCGCGCAAATATTCCCGAAAATTGTGGCTTGAAAATAAATGGCCCAAGGCCCGGCACGATTTGCAGTGGTTACTCGATAAATTCGCGCCCGTGCCGACCTGGGAAAAGGCGGCGCCGGAGCGGATCCCGGCGGATCTTCGCAAGGGCCTGGTGTATTATACGGACAACCAGTGCGAAGAGCGCGTGGCCAACGCGGTCCGCAGGAGGCTCGCTGCCCTGGCTAACGGTCATCCGATCGTGAGTGTGTCCTTGTACCCGATCGAGTTCGGGCGGAACATCGTGATCCAGGAGGAACGCGGAATTCTGACCATGTTCCGCCAGATCCTGGCCGGCCTGGAGGCAATCGAGGCGGACATCATCTTCCTGGTGGAGCACGACATTCTTTATCACCCGAGTCATTTTGAATTCGTGCCGCCGCGGAAGGATTGCTTCTACTACAACCTCAACGCCTGGAAGGTCTGCGCGCGGACCGGTCGGGCCTTGCACTACATTACGAAGCAGACGAGTCAGCTCTGCGCCTGTCGCGAGCTCCTGCTCGAGCATTACCGCAAGCGGGTGGCGCGGGTCGAAAGGGAAGGGTTCACGCGCCGGATGGGATTCGAGCCCGGGACGCACAAGTTTCCACGCGGGGTTGATAACATCTCGAGCGGAACCTGGCGCTCTAAACAACCGAATATCGACATCCGTCATGCCAACAACTTGACCTGGTCGCGCTGGAAGCAGGAGCAGTTCCGGAACAAGCGGAGCATCCGCGGGTGGACCGAGGCCGAAGAGGTACCCGATTGGGGTCGGACCCAAGATCGATTTGACCAATTTCTGAGGGAAGTAGACAGTGAAATACGAGCGAGTTGAACCGGTCAGTGATCACAAGATGCGCCGCCAACGATACAAAGGGCACCACACGATCTGCCAGGTCCTGCGCGATATCTACCAGATGACTTATGATGAAGAGATCAGGGTCAAATGCCGCACGGCCATGGCTATGGCCAAGAAGATGCACAACCGCCTAAAAAAATACAAGGAGGCCGGTGAATAATGCTCAGATTTGCCATCCTGAAAGAGATCCGGCCCGATGCGGCCGTACACTTGGGCATCCTGCGCAAGGAGCTCCAGGGGCTGCCCGATGGGGAGTTCAAACAGCGGATCATGAAGATCTTGAACATCGAGATCTCGCAGCATACGGTCGTCTGCGAGCTCGAGGAGCAAGTCGTGATCGAAATTTTCCGGAACCTGCTTTGCGGCCGGATCCCGGGGGACCGGGAGCATATCAGCGCCGCGATCAACGACGCGTGGAAGGACGTGGCGACCCTCCTCAAGCGGGAAGTCGCGCGCCATCCGGAACGGATCTAATGGAGGATCGATATGAACGACAGACAATGCCCTTTGGGCGAGCACGGCACGGTCTGCACCCAGATTGGAAACCTCAAGGAAGCGCTGCAACGATCATGCAAGGAGCACGGTGAAATGTGGGCGAGCCTGAAGGGTAAAATCGGCATTGTGATCTTCCTGCCGACCATCACGCTGCTGCTCATCATCATCGGGACGCTCTATTACGGGAGCCGGGCGTTTGAGGCGCAGATGATGACTGAGATTTCAGAGATCAAGACGAATACCCGGCTAACCCAGGAGCGCCTTGAATATCTCAATGAAAAGTTCGGGACGCATCTGGATTTTCATAAAAAAGACGAGAGGAGGTGACGAGGTGAAGAGACCTTTGCGGGTTGTTGGTATTTTGTGTGTGTTTTTGTTTCTGATCGGCTGCGCGCGGGATCGTTTCGTGCGCGACAGCTACCGGGTCCTGAGTACGATGGGCACATCGTATGAGCTCGCCATGGAGGGCTTGCAAGAGGCCCGCAAGCAAGGCTTGTTGCCCGAGGATGATCGGCAGAAGGCCCTGCATTATGGCGGGATATTTTATGAGGCCTATCATCCGGCCGTGGAAGGACTCAAACTGTTAAAACGGGGCCAAGATCCCAGGACTGATGTCGGCGCTTTGATGGTGGAGGCCTCAAAAGGCTTCGGGGCCTTGATGGCCGTGGCCGGTAAATACCTGCAGGAGGTGCAAGAATGACGGCAGCCATGTGGAAACTGGTGGTCATCTTCGGGACCGTCATGGTGGAGAAGGGGATACCGGCGGCCCTTGGATTGATCAGGGATTGGGGCGTGGATGACCCGACCGAAGAGGAGATCGACGCGCTCCATGCGAGGGTCCGGCGGCCGGAGGATTACCTTGGGCCGAAGGAGGCAACATGAAAGCCAAATTATTGGGGATGTTGATCGCGGCGGTCATGGAGATCTTGACGCCCGATTTACTGAAAGAATTCGTGGACCGGGTGCTCGATTGGGTCGAAGACCGCGTGGCCGGCTCGGCCTCCACCGTGGACGACCGGGTCTTGCTGCCGATCTGTGACTTGATCCGGCGGACGTTCGACGTTCCTGACGATGACGAGCTCTTCGATCCGGCCGATCCGGGGCCGGTACCAGCTCCAGGCCCACTTTCTTCTGATTGACAAGCAATTTCATTCTTGTTATTCAGGGGCCTAGGAGGTGATCGTCATGCGGATCGTTATGGCCGTTTCGTTGATCCTGGCCTTCGGTGCCGGCTACGCGGCCGGGTGGTGGCTTGGGGACCGGGCCGGCGTCCCGGTCATTATTCCGGGCGTGATCGCCGCCGGAGCGGCCGCCTGGATGGTCGTCCGGTTCTGGATGTGGGTGGATAAACACTGGGACTTGATATAAACCAGTCGCAAAAAGCGACGATGAGGCCTTCGGGAGATGTCCTGGGGGGCCTTTTTAATTTCTTAAAAGCCGCGTCGTGGATGTTCAGCAAAGAGCCGCAATTGCCGCGATTGCTCGCGCAACCGCGCCGTCCGCAGTTGTCCGTACCTAATGCCCTTGGCTTGATGGATGAGCGAGATGATCTGGCGGAGGGTGCCTTGATCGTGAAGATAATCAAGTTCTATCCGAATGTATTCCTTTCCGGAATCAATGGGTGAAGACATGCACGGAACCTCCTTTTTGGTCAATCCTGTGGTTAGCCAGAAAGGCGCATTTGACGCATGATGTCAATAAGCTGTCCGTCGTATTTTTCCGCGAGCGGTCTATCAACGTCTGATAATGTATAATATGGTCAACTAACGGGTAGTCTGGCCGGAAAGCGTGTTGAGGCCATTTGGGGGCGCTCTCGGATCGTAGGCGGCCAGCGCCTTTCCTGTTTCCTCGCCCGGATAATCGCCCTTGGTCCAGCTTCTCCGCGGCGCCATCCATCTGGTGCTTGAACATCTTCCAGTACGTGACAATATCCTCCTGCAGTTCGTTGTATTTATCCTGGTCGGCCTCCCGCAGGGCCCTCAGGACCTCGCCAAAGTCCACCCCCAAGGCCGTTGATAGGCGCAAGAGGAGATTGTTAGGGAAGTATTGCTTGCCTGTCTCCACGTTGCTCACGTTGGCCTTATTGGGCCAGCCCAAGGCCTTGGCCAGGGCCTCCTGGCTGACCTGGTTCTCCCTCCGCTTGGACCGGATCCATTGACCGAAGGCGATCCGCCGGCGGTATCTTTCCAGTAACTCCGCCATGATCTTTTTCTCCCGATTTTGGGGCCGATTATTACGGCCCGGTTAATTTTGACCGATTTTTTTCCCTCGAAAAATAACAAAACGGTAAAATCGATAACGTAATGGTAACATTTTCTAGGAAAAAAAACGCCGATTGTCAACTGATTTGTTATTTTTTGCTTGCATTTTGGGGAAAAGGTAACATATCCTTACCCTCATTTCGGGACAGGAGAGTGCGCCGATGTATCAAAACAGCTATCAGGCCGTGCGGGCCCTGGGTCCGGAAGAGCCGGATCCCAACATCTTCCGCGCGTCTTTCAATTACATTACGAGCAAGCTAGGGATCGCCGACAAGGACGTGGCCATAATTATGGGACTGACGCAGGCCAATTTCGCCTTGATGAAGGGGCGCGGGAACCTGCGGATGGACCGGATGGTCGGCGTCGTCCACGCCTTGAATCTTTTGATCGACGCCCGCCGCGAGGGCGACCTGAAGGACGCTCCGCGCGTGGAGTTGGAGCATCTTTACGGCATCAAGGAATATGTATAGCGTCTACAGCCGCGGCGGCGTCGGTGGCAGTACGAGGGGTACGGAAAGCTCGTGGGTGGCGCCTTAATCGTGGTGGGGGCCGCAGCTATCTAAGGGGAGATCGTGTCCACGACGTTATGGTGCTATGGTTACCAGCCGCCGCGCGAGGTCGACGTGGAGGTTTGCACGTGGCACCGCAAAGAGAAGGATCCTATCTGTGAAAACTGCCCGCATTGGCAAAAAGATCCTGAGATTGTCGACTCGCCGGATATGATGTGAGTGTCAAGAAGCACGATATATACAGCATCTTTTTCGAAGAGGGCGAAGTGACCGAGCTGCGCGCCTTCGGGCTCCAGGGCAAGGGATCCTGGGACGGCTGGGCGCGAGACATCGTTTTCGGTTACTTCAACGGCGGCACCCAGTTGGAGGCGGCCGTCAAGGCCTTGGAGAAGCACAACCCCACCTCGATTTACTTTGTCGCCAACCCGGTGACGCCCAGCCTGCTGGCAAGGGCAAATAACCGGCTCATCGCCTACAAGGACAAGGTACCACTGACAAAAAATAGGGAGATCGTCTGTTTTCGCTGGGCCTTGATCGACTTAGATCCGCGCCGACCGACCGGCATCCCGTCAAGCAACGAGGAGCGCACGGCCGCCTACCGCCTGGCGCTAGACATCGCCGTCTACGTGAAAAATAAGGGCGGAAAGCTCAATATATTTGCCTCCAGCGGCAACGGTTTTCATCTTTGGCTCAAGTGCGATCCTTCGATCTGCCTTGAGCCGCACGACGACGAGGCGATCCAGCGCGCCACGGCGCCGATCCGAAATTTCCTGGCCCACCTGGGCGATCGATTCTCAAATGATGACGTGGAGGTCGACGCCGGCACATACAAGCCGGTTCAACTGGCCCGCTATTATGGCACCTACAACCGCAAGGGTGACGGCACACCGGATCGGCCGCACCGTCGGTCCGAGATCATCAAAGTACGGGGATAAAGGAGCAAGAAGATGAAAGAGTACGACACGGCCAGGGTTGAAGGCATTTTCGCGGCGACCCATTACTTGGAGAAACGCCGGCAGGCCCGCCGGGGCGATGAGCGCCCCTGGTGGATCGCAATCGGCATTGCCCTGTTTTTGATGGCATTGATCCTGATAAAAAATATCTAGGGTCTCATGCCGGCCAACACGATCGAGTTCTTCGAGCAGTTCAAGGCGCCGAAGTCGGAGAAAAAGCCATACCCGCCGCCGGCCGACGATCAGACGGATCTCGGCCGGCTCAAGGTCGGCGAGTATCTCGGGTATTACGGGATTCCGTACACCGTCAAGGAGGACGGTGGTAAGACGGTGTACCGGATCGATTGCGTCTTCGACGAATCCCACCGCAAGGAAGGCGCGATCGTCCAAAGCTCGGACGGCCGGCTCACGTACACCTGCTTCCACAATTCCTGCAAGGGTTATAAGTGGCGCGACGCCCGCGCCAGGATATCAGGCGACGCCAATTTAGCCGAGTTTCATGAGAACTACGGCCGCACCCGAACCGGGACGAGAGACAAACGCCGGGCCGAGAAAGAGCCCGTTGTCGGCTGCCCGGGCCTGATGATCGCGAGCAATGGCCGTTGCGACTACAACCCCTCCATCCACGCCGCCCACCTCAAGAAAAAACACGCCCCGCTGGTCCACGAATACGAGGAGTATGGCGATCAGTTTTGGCGCTACAACAAAGAGCGCGGCCTCTGGCAGCCGTTGAGCCGCTCCCCTTTGGAGCAGGAAATCGTGCGCGCCCTGGGCGTCCACGCCAAGCCGACCTGGATGGACTCCACGCTCAAGATCCTGCGGGCCGACTGCTTTCTCGACCCGGAGATCTTCGTCCATGATCCGTACTGGATCAACTGCAAGAACGTCATGCTCAACGTCAAGACGGGCGAGACCCGCCCCCACGCCCCCGAATACTATTCGCGGACGCAAATACCCGTGAAGTACGATCCCGAGGCCTCCTTCGTGGAGTGGGAGGACAAGCTGCTTGAAATGTTTCCGGAAGATCCCGACAAGGTCGTGGTCCACAAGCAGTTCTTCGGCTACTGCTTTTTGCCGACCATCATTTTCCCGTGCGCTATGATCCAGATCGGCGGTGGCGGCAACGGCAAGGGCGTCGTCCAGGACGTGTTGGCGGCCATGCTCGGCCCGGAGAACTGCTGCCACATTAGTCTGAAGCGCATGGAGTCGCGCTTCGGGCCGGCGCAGATCCGCGACAAGCTCGTCAACCTGACCTCGGAGACGACGAGCGAGCCACTCGAGGTGACGGCTTTCAAGGAGCTGACCAGCGGCGACTGGATCGAGGCCGAGCGCAAGAACAAGGAGGATGTGAACTTTAAGCCGATCGCCAAGCATATCATCTCGGCGAACAGCTACCCTAAGATTAAGGAAAAGACGTACGCCTTCTTCCGCCGCATCTGGGTCGTCGAGTACAAGGTGCGTTTCGAAGGCAACGCCGATGACACCGGCCTCCGCGACCGCTTGATGCAGGAGGAGAACTTGAGCGGGATACTCAACTGGGCCCTGGCCGGCCTCCAGGAGGTGCTGGAGAACAACACGATCCTCGAGACGGAGTCAATGATAGCCAGCAAGAACGTGTACAAGCAGAGGATCAACACGGCCGTCGCCTTTATAGAAGAGTCGTGCGTCTTCGGTTCGAATTTGGACATGCCGATGACCGACCTGTGGAAAGCCTATCGGCAGTGGTGCGACGAGAGCTCCTGCAAGCCCATGCAGAAGGGAAACTTTATGGAGCAGGTTCGGTTAAACTACCCCCAAGTCGAGTGGGACAAGCGGATCGGGACGCAGCGTTGTTACCGCGGCGTGGAACTCGCCGCCACCTGGGAGTGGAAGTAATGATATACAAGCTCATCTGGCTGGCATTCAATATTGCGCTCGCTTTGGTCTCTGCCGTAGCTATTCTCATATTAATTTATGCTCCAGGAGGTATCTATGAGGCCTGGAGAGACCGCAAAAAACCGGCGCCATAGGAGAAGTGATGATTTCACCTCGAATCACATTATTTTCACGTTTTTCGCATGTTTTCGGGCTTCCTGTGGTCTCTTTGAGGCCTGCGTGGAATCCGCGGCCCAAAATGCTGAAAGGCGCGGTTGGCGCCGCCCCCAGCGCCCCCTACCTTGACCCAAAGAAAAACCTTCCACGTGAGTTTTCACGTTTTCACGTTTTTTTACCACTATTCCTTATAACAATGTCTATTGTTTCAGCATTTGGGCTCTTAATAATCTCAAACAATATACCGTTCTCAATTAATATAGCCCTAAAAAACGTGAAAAACGTGAAAGTAGTTAATATCACTAGATATGTTATCTCAAAAACAGTGCAAAAAACGTGAAACGCTTCACATTTCACGTGAAATCCTGGCCGCCTTTGAAGAGACGAATCCGACTAATCTGCATAACAGATCTAAGGAGATTCACGATGGCGAGCTCAGCCGGCGATTCAATTCGCATCGACCTTCTAGGTGGTTCACGTTCCTGGTCGTTAAAGATGAGGTCCGGTAGAGGGCGCGGGCCTGCCTTCGCGGTGGAGGTGTTGTGACACTTTCATGCCCAAAACAGGGCTTTTTTGGTGGTGTTGTGACACTTTTGCGCTCGTTTGGGTGGTATAGATCAGATACCGTAACTATGGTGTTTTCTTTTAATTATATCGGTATGTTACACAGTGTCCTATAATATGCATTATGTAAACTAAATTGGAGATTGATAATGATAACAGTAGGTTATATAAGTTCTGATGATTATCGCGACAGCGGTTATTTGGCGGTTTGTGCCGATTCCACGACATGGAACTATGGCGGCCGTGGACCTGGAGGAAGGAACGCGCGTTTCCTTTTTCGGGCGCGCGGGGGGCCTGTTACGCGACCCCTACCCCCAAGGACGAGATCCCCGCCTGCTCTCTCCCCCTCCCGGGCTGACACCAACTAGGGTATTTTTCACGATTCAGTTCCCACCTTTGATCGGGTTAACGATGGGGGGTGACGGGGAAAAGGAGCGAAGAAATTGATGGATACAGCGAAAAAGACGGAATGGAATCCGCAGGCCTCGGGGCCTGTGGGCATCAGTTTGATCACGATTCAGAATGAACTCTTAAAAAGCCTTCAATGCCTGGAGCGCGCCGGGGTCTATGACGTGGATGCAGCTTATGCAATCACAGAGACCGTTCGCGGCGCCGTCCACGTCACCAGGGCGCTGACCCAAGCGACCGTCATGCACGATGCCACCATAACGGCCAATGGGGATGAGTTCGATGCTTTGCGGGACGAGATCTTTGAACTGCAAAAAAAGATCGCCCAACTCCAAGCGAACAACACTACGCTCATCGCCTTGATGGAGCGGGTACTCGAGCGGTACGAACCGGATGACGAGGACATCGAGGAGCAGGAGAGGGAAGCGTGACCCTCGAAATAAACACTCAGAATAAGCGGTATAGGTATAACGTGGTGAGACGGAAAAGGCGGCCGGATCCGGATGAAGGCAAGGAGTGGGATGGGTACAAGATTCTGACGTGCCCGTTCTGCGGGGTGAAGTGGAGGTGTCGCGACCGGGCGCTGTGGGAGCTCAACAAGGCGAGTTTGGTTTGGTGCCGGGTATCCAAGTGCTGGCAGAAGGAAGGAGCAGAGAAAAATAAATGAAAACCATTTCTATAAAGAATCGAGATACTAATGAAGATGTTTATTCAATGAAAACCATGGACATTAGATCATGTGTTGAAAATGCGGCAAGAGCCCACGCGGATCTGTCCCGCGCGAATCTGTCCCGCGCGGATCTGTGCGGCGCGAATCTGTTCGACGCGGATCTGTCCCGCGCGAATCTGTCCGGCGCGGATCTGTCCCGCGCGAATCTGTCCGGCGCGGATCTGTCCCGCGCGGATCTGTCCGGCGCGTATCTGTTCGACGCGGATCTGTCCCGCGCGAATCTGTCCGGCGCGTATCTGTTCGCCGCGTATCTGTTCGACGCGGATCTGTGCGGCGCGGATCTGTCCCGCGCGAATCTGTCCGGCGCGAATCTGTCCCGCGCGGATCTGTCCCACGCGTATCTATTCGACGCGAATCTGTCCGGCGCGAATCTGTCCCGCGCGGATCTGTGCGGCGCGAATCTGTCCGGCGCGTATCTAAAAAGAAGAAACAGAGTAATTAAGAAAATTTACCAATTTGGAAATTTCGGATCGCGAGGCGGTTTCACGGTTTGTTTTCAATGTAAAGAATCAATCATCATAAACTGCGGTTGTTTTTGGGGAACATTAGATGAGTTTCGTAAACGGGTGGAAAAAACTCATGGAAGTAATCGATATGGACAGGAATATAGGGCGATCATTCAATTAATCGAAGATCTATTAAAAAAATAAAACCAGATTGAAGTGCACGATCGTGCACTTCAAAAAACGAAAGGAGAAGGGTGATGCCGGAGGCATGGGATGCGTTTTTGGAGATATTCGGGGAGAAGTGCGACCTGGTGCCGCACGTGATGGTGTTGAAGGCCTTTTGGCACTTCGACCGCGGGCACGACGAGGAGGCCGGGAAGGTTTTGGATGCTGCGATCGCGGCGTTGAACCAGGTCGAGCCGGCGGCCTCACCGGGGCCGGTTTGTTCCAAACCGGAGAAGGCGTTGTCGACCGTGATCGTGCGGCTGCACTCGGGGCAGGTCTTTGAAGAGGTGTTTATCAAGGACCTCAAGACGCTCAATGGGTTCGTGCGCTTCACCAACGCGGACAACGTTAAGGTTTACTTTCTACGCGAGCACATCGCGCGGATCGAGGAGGGATGAGAGAATCACTTCATGTTGGAGCAGGTCAAACAGCGCGCGTTGAGGCTTGATTTCATTCAAAACTGGTTCCGTTCGCAAAGGGGCTGGCCAGTGATCAGTAAGGGGCCGGCCGGTGCGCGCATCCTGGTCGTCAACCCCCACTGGGACGACGAGATCCTTGCCTGCTACGGGACGCTGTATCCCGCGCGCGAAAGGGTCACGCTCGTCTGTGTCGACGAGCGCGGAAATAATCCGCAGATGAAGCGGCCGTACCGCGAGATCGACAGGATCGACGGGGATTACGACACGGTCTTTCTGCCAGCGCCGTGGGACGACCACCCGCAGCACGTCCAGGCCAGCCGGATCCCCGTCCCGGACGACGTGGAGGTGTGGTGCTTCCAGGTCTACGCCCCGATCTGCACGAACACGGTCGTGGACATCACCACCGTGCTGGCCGAAAAGTACGCCATGCTGGAGCGGATGGGCGCGCACCTGCCGGAGCAGCGCGACTGGCAGCATTGCGCACTAGGAAGGGATGCCTATTCGGCTAGGCATTTACACCGTAAAGATAAGCGGTACGCTGAATTGTTCATGGTGCTCAAAGGAAATGAGCACAAACTATTCAGAGAGGAGTTTTTCCGATGCTGCAAAGAATCAAACGGAAAATAGGGAGCCTTCTTCAAGATCCTCCTCCCGCCTGGGAAATCACGATGAGACTCGAGCTCACCGTGGAGGCTCAATGGGCGGGGTTGCGGGACAAGACCCGCAATATGATCCGGAAGCATGAAAGATTGGAGCGGGAGGTTTACCGGGATAAATGTTTTACCGATGCTTTCTACACCTTGTATCACGCCCGGATGGAAAGTAAAGGGGCTAAGGCGAAAAACTATTTTGAGCTTTTCAATGTCCTGCAAGAAGAAGGTGTTGAACTGTACGCTGAATTCGATGGGTTTATCCTCAAGGGCGGAGCGGTTGTCGATATGCGGGACAAGGAAAGCGCAACCTGGTTGGTGGGGGCGTTGACCTCTGAGTTTTTGCTCTGGGAGGTGGTGAAGGATTGCATACAAGATCAAAAAAAATGTCTATATCTGGGGCGCTCCAGGGCGGGTAGTGGTTCATTTTATTTTAAAAGGAATTTTTGTGGGCACTTCGGTTTGATTGAAAGGGAAGAGAGAAAATGAAGGCTATTTTTCATTGGCCGTTTCTCGATGCGGGAATTATTTATCCCGATCCTGATTATTATCACCTAAAGGGACATGACTTTATGATCACGTTTGAGGCCTATCCCACCTCGATCGAATACGGGCGATCCTGGGTGCCGATCCTGGAGCAGGGATACAACCCCAGCGGTGAGCATCACGGGGACGCCTGGGTCAGTTATAAGTTGGAAGTCAACGAGCATTATGGCCTTCTTTCGGGTGGACGGATGAGACGGATACGTATCACGTCCACCGAACGGGAACACCGTGTTTCAAAGACGAATGGCGACCATTTGAGGTAAAGCGAGAAGGATCCAACTTGGAATTGTGGGACAACGGGAAATGTGAAGTCGAAACCGAAATTAATGGATACATAAAACCGAATGATCGGCAGCCCATGCGGATCGGGGAGTTGACAAACAACGGGAGGCATATCGGCATCCGCAAGAGAGGTAAGGTCCGGAATTTGAAGATGGTGATTTTCAAGTGAAGAGAAGGTCAGGGTATGACGTTTGAACGTGTTTCAGGGGGCGGAATATGGGTGATGTTCTGCGGGGGATGAAGGCGATCTGCGACTACTACGGTATCGGCCGGAAGCGGTTCGAGGCCACGCTGGCTGATGGGGCGCCGATTGTCAAGGACGGCCGGGAGTGGATCACGTCCGTCAGGGAGATGGACGAATACTACCGGCGTAAATGCCGGCGCGAGCCGGAAAGAAAGGAGCAGTAAGATGGACGAATTAACAATCAGGATGATGGCGTGGAAACTGAGAACCTATGACGACCTAACCAAGACGATCGTCTCGTCGAAAAACAGGCTGCACGCGATGAACCCGGAGGCCAGGGAGACGATCATCGACGACCTGGAAAAGGCCAAGGGCCGGTTAGTCCGGCAGATCGAAAAAGACGTGATGTTGTGGCCTATCTGGCGGGAGTGGCTCGCCAACGTGCCCGGGATCGGCCCCTTCATCGCCGGAAACCTGATCCTGCTCTACTATTACCGGTTCGTGCCGATATGCACGGACTGCGGCCACGACCTGGAACGCGAAAACAAGGAAGAGGACAAAGGATCTTATGTCTGCGCAGGCTGCGGCAAAATAGCCAAGGGAGAAGGCGTCCTGCAGACCAGAATCGAGGAGAAGGATTTTGCAAACATCTCCAAGTGGTGGGCCTACCTCGGGATCCATACGGTCGACGGGCGCAAGCCCAAGAAAAGCAAAGGCGCCAGGATGAACTGGTCGGCCCGGGGACGCCAAATCTGCTACCAGATCGGCGAGTCCTTCGTGAAACGCCAGGCCGACCATCCCTACAAGGCTTTCTACCTGGAGCGCAAGCAGTTCAGGATGGGGACGCACCCGGACGGAAGCCAGGCGCACCGCCACAACATGGCCAAAAACGAGACCGTCAAGGTGTTTCAGGCGCACTTCTGGACCGTGGCCAGGACCATCGACGGCAAGACCGTCACGGAGCCTTACGTCGGCCGGCTGGGCGGCACGCATAACGTCACGCGGCCGTTCTACTGGCAGGAAAGGGAAAGCGAGGAGACTTGTGAAACCCGGAGCAGAAGTGCGAGCGGTGAGATCTTTGAAACCAAAATCGACGCTGCGAACAGACCTGCCACTCCTGTGACTATCCATTGAGGCGTGAGCGATGCCGCGATTGAAACCCGGGAGCGCGATGCGAGCGGCCGGATCCATGAAACCCGGAAATTCACTGCGAGCGATGGCTGGATTGAAATCCGGTGCCAGACTGCGAGCGGGAGGTGTATTGAAACCCGGGGTTTGGATGCGAGCGACGAGGTCTTTGAAACCCAGCGAAGGCGTGCGAGCGACCTTGAGGGTGAAACCCGTCCGGCAGGTGCGAGCGAGCTTTTGCCTGAAACCCAACGGTCGCGTGCGAGCGGACAATCCAGTGAAACCCACAGATACAGTGCGAGCGGGGCGGGGGCTGAAACCCGGCGAAACAGTGCGAGCGAAAAGACTCATGAAACCCGACAGTTTTTTGCGAAACCGATAACCTTAAACAAGGAGGTATTGTCATGGGAAAGTTTGAAGACTTGAACGGAAGGTACAGCGGGCTCCAGATCCAGCAGATTCTAAACATCCTGGACGACCGGCGCAAGAACTGGCAGGAGAGCCGGAAGGCGGCGATCGAGCTGCTGTACTGGCTGGAGCAGACGAACCGCTACCGGGACGACGCGCGCTACGCCAAGTCGACCTTCAGGCAATTCCTGGAGTATCACTGCGGTATGACCTACCAGGAATACTTCGAGGCCCGGCTGGCCTGCATCGCGTTCCCGGAGCAGACCGAACGGTACGGCTATGGGACCATCAAGAAGGCCAAGCGCCTGGCCGGGATCAAGAACCTCGGCAAGGTCATAAAAAAGCTGGACCGCGCGGCAGAAAGCCACGACGGCGTGCTGACCCGGGAGCAGATCGCGGACACCCTGGCCCCGCTCAAAAAGAAGAAAAAGGCCGCCAAATCGGGACTGCAGGACCAGAAAGACTACGAGGCCCTGTACAAGCAGGAAAAGCGCATCAACGTGCAGCTCATGAACGAGAACGCGGAGCTGAGAAAAGCAGTCAACGAGCTCGAGGAGCGCAACGCCAGGTTGAGGGCGCGCCTGCTCGAAATAGATCCGGACCTGCGGGACGGAACATTCATCCCGGCGGGTGAGGAGTGGCGCCGGGAAGATGCGCCGTCAATGGCCGGATAAGGGGATAGAGCGAAAAGGGCTCTAAAACCCAAGGGCTCCATGCGAGCGGTATAAATTTTGAAACCCGGTATAAAACTGCGAGCGATGATTCCGTTGAAACCCGTCAGGGCGGCAGGTATGGAGGCGGAAATAAATAAAAATTTAAGGAGGTTTTATCATGGGATTGGACGTATCACATGGTTGCTGGTCTGGGGCATATTCGGCTTTTATGCGATGGCGATATACACTTGCGGAGGTTGCTGGCTTACCGCCATTGGATTTAATGGAGGGTTTCTATGAATATGGAAGCGTTTATGATCCGATTCATGTAGCTGAACATTCCATTTCTGTTTGTGGCGCATTCGATCGGATTAAGGAAAATTTACCCATTAAATGGGATTGTCTCAAACCTGATCCATATCTATATGCTCTCTTATATCACTCAGATTGTGACGGTGAAATTGCATGGCAGGATTGTGATTCACTCGCCGACAGGCTTGAAAAGCTTTTGCCACAATTAGAACAAAAAGGTAATGAGGGTGAAGGCCACATCGGAAGTTATGCTAAAAAAACGAAACAATTTATTGAAGGATTGCGTTTAGCGGCATCACGAAAAGAAAACGTTGAATTCGAATAACTACCACTCAAGAAGAACCGAGGCTGAAATAAATTATTGAGTGCGAGCGAGAGAGGGATTGAAACCTAGAGATCGCGTGCGAGCGACGCCGCCGGTGAAACCCGATAGCTGAATGCGAGCGACTGGACCAATGAAACCCGTTCGAGGCTTGCGAGCGATGGAGCTTTTGAACCCCATGTCCAGTATGCGAGCGACGGATGTACTGAAACCCGGCGCGAGCATGCGAGCGGGGGGTGTATTGAAACCCGGGTGAAGCGTGCGAGCGGTTTTAAATTTGTAACCTGTTGGGATGCTGCGAAACCCGTTTGGCGGTTGTCAAGCGGTTTTTTTTATGCTTTTTGTTGCTCTTTGGTTTTTCTTTGCTGTCCCTTCCCTGATTCGGCCTGAATCGGCGTGATACGATTGCCCGCGTTTTATGCGGGGGTCTTTTCGTATCATGGGTAAATCAAACAAGATCGAGATGTATCAGAAGGCGCGGCGGGTCTACGAGCTCGCGGCCTCGGGACATACGACCCGGGAGATCGCCGAGATCTTGACCTCGGAGATCCAGGCGGCCGGCGCGGACGACTCCGTCTCGCAGCCGGCCGTTTCGCGTTTTCTGAAGGCCTACCGCGACGTGCAAAAGGCGGCCTCGGAGCAGGCCCACCAGAAGGCGACCGAGCGGATCGTCCACGCCTTCGACACCGAGGTCGAATCGGACCTCGAGATCATCAAGGCCATCCAGCGGTTCTTCTACCTCAAGTTCAAGGGCCTACTGGAGGAGGACGAAAGCGGCGAGATCGTGAGCGGCGCCTTCTCGCGTGCCGAGCGCGAGGCGGCCGCCAAGTGGCTCTCCGAGTTTCTCTGGAAAAAGATCGACCGGATCACGGATCTTGAGAACCTCAACCCGGAGGAGGCCTTGAAGCGGCACCGCAAGGAGCTGGAGGACGAGCTCGACCAGGACATCAAGGGCAAGATCGTCCCGCTGAAGAAGAGGGCGCGCGATGGAGGCTGACCGCACCCGGGCCGTGGCCAAGTACCGCGACGTAATCGACGCGGCCAAGCGGCGCGGCCAGCTGGCGCCGGCGCTTCGCATCCTGGGGCTGAACGATCTCTATTTTCTGCTGGTCTACGTGCTCAACCGCCACGACATGGCCACGGGTACGGAGCGGCGCTGCGAGTGGCTGTACCAGCGCTGCCTCGAAGTGCAGGAGGACCCGGACGGGTATCTCGACCTCTGGGCTCGCGAGCACTACAAATCCACCATCATCACCTTCGGCAAGACCATCCAGGACATCCTCTCGGACCCCGAGATTACGATCGGGATCTTCTCCTTCAACCGGCCGATGGCCAAGCAGTTTGTCATCCAGATCAAGCGCGAGTTCGAGTTTAACCTTAAGCTGCGGCGCCTGTTCGCGGACATCCTCTGGCAGGATCCGGAAAAGCAGGCCCCGAAGTGGAGCGAGAACGAGGGCATCATCGTCAAGCGCCAGGGCAACCCCAAGGAGGCCACGGTCGAGGCCTGGGGCGTGGTCGACGGCCAGCCGACATCGAAGCACTTCCAGCTGCGGATCTACGACGACATCATCACCCGCGAATCGGTCACGACGCCCGAGATGATCAAGAAGGTGACGGAGGCCTGGGAGCTTAGCACCAACCTGGGCGCCGAGGGCGGCCGGGTGCGCTACGTGGGCACGCATTATCACATGGCCGATACGTACATGGTCATGCGCGAGCGGGCGGCCGTCAAGGTGCGGCTGCACCCCGGGACGGACGATGGCGAGCCGACCGGGGCGCCGGTGCTCTTCACGACGGAGTACATGGAGGAGAAGCGGCGCATGATGGGGACCTACATCTTCGCCTGTCAGATCTTGCTCAATCCGAAGGCGGACTCGGCCCTCGGGTTTAAGGAGGAGTGGCTACAATTCTGGCCGGCCATGCAGCACGACAACCTCAATAAGTACATTCTGGTGGATCCGGCCAGCTCCAAGAAGAAGAAGGAGAACGACTATACTGTTATGGGCGTGATCGGGCTCGGCCCGGACCGCAACTACTACCTGATCGATATGATCCGGGACCGGCTCAACCTGACGGAGAAGGCCCGCCGGCTGATCCACCTCCATCAGCAGTATCAGCCTTTGGCCGTGGGTTACGAGCAGTACGGGTTGCAGGCGGATATCGAATACCTCCAACTGGTGCAGAAGGAGATCAACTATCGTTTTAAGATCACCGAGCTGGGCGGGCAGACGAGTAAGAACGATCGGATCGCGGCCTTTTTGCCGATCGTGGAGGCGGAGCGGTTCTACGTGCCGGAGCGCCTGGTGCGGCAGAACTATCTCGGCCACCAGGAGGACCTGACGCAGGTCTTCATCCGGGAGGAGTTGGTGCCGTGGCCCTACGGGCTGCACGACGACATACTCGATATGATCGCGCGGATTCAGGATGGGGCCATGGGGGCCGTGTTTCCGCAGGCCGTGCCGAACCTGCCGGACGGCTACGACGAGCGGCAGAACGAGTGGGATCCGGTACGTGATTACCTCCGGTAGTCACAAGGGGATTAGCTGAAAGGTAGAAGGTAGAAGGAGAAGGACCGCCTCCGGCGGACCGTTCCTCAAACCTAACAGCCTTCAGCCTTCGACCTGAAACCCTAACGAGCGAGCGGAGTGAGCGAGTCAATGGATTTTTACGACTGGATCGGGATCGGGTTCGCCTACCTGCTGGGGATCGTGCTCTACATTGGTGTATGGGTGGCGGTCCTGTTCTTCTGGGAGGACCGGACCAAGGCATGAAAAACGGGATCCACGAGCTGCATCCGGGCGACTTCATGGACCTGCACGATATGTACAAGGACTGGGGCCAGATCGATGACTCCATCGCGACGGTTCCCGACATGTACAGGTACTATCAGGCGCACGTCAAGGACGCGGTCAAGGTGGTCCACAACAAGGTCATCGTGGGCGCGGTCTGGCTGGATCATCTCTACCCGGGGTTTTACGCCAGCCTGAACCTGATCCGCAACAAGCGCCGGCCGGCGGCCGAGTTCGCGCTTTATTGCGACCTGGTGCTCGATCACTTCTTTCGGAAGCACGACCTGGAGAAGATCATCGGGGTGACGTGGCGGCGCGAGGCGATCCTGTTCGCGCGGTATTTCGGGTTTCGGTACGACGGCGTGATCCGCCATCACGCCCGGGTCGAGGGCGAGTGGAAAGACTTCAAGTTGATCTCGATCCTGCGGGAGGAGTTCTATGGGAAAAGGGCTGCCGGACTGGGACACGGCCAAGCGGCAGATGATCTACGCGCCGCTGCTGGTGCCTAACCCGGAAATCTTGATCGTTCAGAAGAAGCTCCAGAAACGGGAGCGGAAGAAGGGTTACGAGGTGGAGCCGACGGCGATCAACCCGATGATGCAGTACCGCAACCTTTTGCGGGCCCCGGGATCGCTCCTGGTTCCGACGCAACAGTAGAGGAGGGCACGATGGGAAAAACCGACGTCCCGGCGCCGGCCGTGACGCCGCCGCCGGCCGAACCGGTCGTCATCCAGGCGCCGCCGCCGGCCGAGCCGGACCCGAAGCTGGCCGAGCTTGAGGCCAAGCTGGCGGCCGAGGAAAGGGCGGAACTGGAAAGAAAGCGGCAACGCGTGCAGCGCGCGAGCCGGAGCAGGCGCTCGATCCTGGTGGGAGACGAAGAGGTCCGCAAGCCAGCGCTTTTGGGCGCGTAACCTTAATCCATTATGAGTCAAGGGAGGAGAATGAGATGGCCAACTACACCATGACGATGGTCCCGGGACAGCAGGGCGCCAAGGGCCCGCCGAGCGATATGCTGCCCAAGGGCCTCAAGAAGAAGTGGCACAAGGGCGAGGAGCGCAAGGTGGTCTACGGGTATAACGACACCATGGACCTGGCCTGCATCCTCTGGGTGCCGAAGGGCGACACGGTTACATCGATCACGATTGCGATCTAGCCGATGGCCGACGAGCAGATCGTCAAGGAGATCCTGGGCTGGCAAAAGTCCATGGAGGAGGTGCGGCAGCCCTGGGATGACCAGTGGGTCGACATCGAACGCTACCTCCATGTCCTGCGGACGACCGAGGAACGCCGACCGGGACCGGCCCGGCGCGAGGGACAGCGCGTCCGGATCTACAACTCGGCCGGGATCGAGGCGCTGGATCTGTTCACGAACGGCGTTTACGGCCACATGATCTCGCCGACTATCAAGTGGTTTCGGCTCCAGATGGCGGCCACGACGCAGCCATTCCTGGCGGACCGCTCGCCGCAGGCGCGCGCCTTCCTGCAGTACCCGAGCCGCTACGCCCGGGTAGACGAGATCCCGGAGGTGCGGATGTGGCTCCAGGACACGGCCCAGTACCTGTACGAGGCCTTCCGGGCGTGCAACTTCTACGAGGCCATGGTGCCGATCATCGAGGACGCGGCCGGCATCGGGACCTCCACGACGTACGTCGACGACAACCTCCGCCGGAGGCGGGCCGAGTACATCCCTTGCCACCCGCGTGAGGTCTACATTGCCGAGGACGCCTACGGCCGGGTCAACCGGGTCCACCGCCGGGTGCTGCTCACCGTCAGCCAGGCGGTCGAGCGGTTCGGCGCGGAGCGGTTGAGCGAGAACCTGCGGAGCATGTTCAAAACCAAGCCGCTTTCGAAGCACCCGTTCCTGCACGCCGTGTTCGAGCGCAAGAACCGCGACACGCAGAACGCGCGCGCCGATCAGAAACCGTGGGCCAGCTACTGGCTGGAGCTCGGCTCGCCGAATATGGCCACGCAAAAGGGCGCCCGCAACGTGGTCCGCAAGGGCGGGTACGAACGGATCCCTTACGTGGTCTGGCGCTACAAGAAATCGACCCATGAGACGTACGGCCGCTGCCCCGGGATCAACGCCCTGCCGGACGTGCTTGCGGCCCAGGTGATCACTAAGACGCTTCTGGGCGCGGCCGAGCTGGCGGTCGATCCGGCCTATAACGTACCGGCCGAGATGCGCGGCAAGGTCAAGATCCGGCCCAAGGGGTTCAACTTCTACGGCGATGACCACAACCGGATCGTGACACCGGTCTACAACCCGGCAAACTACCCGATCGGGACGGACCGCGAAGACCGCATCAGGGATGCCATCCGGGCGCACTATCACGTCGAGTTCTTCCTGCTCTTGACCTCGAGCGAGCGGCAGATGACGGCGACCGAGGTCTTGGAGAAGGCGGGCGAGAAGGCCGCCATCCTGGCGCCGATGATCGCGCGGCTCAAGGGCGAGTGCATCGACGACCTGTTCGACCGGCAGTTCGACATCGAGTGGAGCTACGGCCGGATCCCGCCGCCGCCGCCCGTGCTGCTCGAGTTCGCGGGTGCGCCGATCGAGATCGACTACCTGGGACCCCTGGCGCAGGCCCAAAAGCGGCTGTTTCAGCTCCAGGGCATCACGACGAGCCTGGGCCAGCTGGCACCGATCGCGGCGATGCGGCCCGAGATCATGGACAACATCGACTTCGACGAGGCGGCCCGCGACATCCTCGAGGCGAACGCCTTCCCGCAGCGGGCGATGCGCGACCTCAAGGAGGTCATCGAGATCCGCCGCCAGCGCGACCAGATGGCGCAGCAGGCCCGCCAGGCCGAGGAGGCCAACGAGGGCGCCGAGACGATCCGCAAGCTCTCGGAGGCGGATCGGAATACGGAGGGCGCCCTGCGGCAGGCGTTGACCGAGGTGGCCGGCGGGGCTGGGTCCTAAATGGCCTACACCGAGTGGGACGAGCTTGAAAAGGAGGAGTGCGACGCGATCACGGCCGACTACATGGCCGCCTTTTCCACGCCGGAGGGCCGGCGCGTCTTGGCGCACATGATGACGGAGCTCGGCTTTTTCGACACCGTGGACGACGAGGGAGAGCGCATCTTACGAAATTACGCCGTCAGGATCCTGCGGATCATGAACGCGATCAGCGGGGACACCGTCCCGGCCTGGATCGGCAAGATGATCGACCTGGCGCATATCAAACCAAAGGAGATATGATATGACCGACAATGGAACGCCGGCCTGGATGGATCAGCTTCCAGACGACCTGAAGGGAAACGAGAACCTAACCCAATTCGAGACCATCGGTGATCTGGGGACGAAGTTTCTTGAGCTCGAGGGAAGAAGCGCCGACGCCTTATTTATCCCTGGCGAGGACGCCAGCGATGATGACCGGGCCACCTTCTTTCAAAGATTGGGCCGCCCGGCCGACCCGAAGGAATACGACCTGTCGTTACCCGAGGGCTTCCCCGAAAAGATGGGGCCGACTGAGGACGAGGACCGGGAGTACCGCGACATCCTGCACCGGCTGGGCATCACCGGCACGCAGGCCAAGGGCCTGTATGACTACGCCATGGGCAAGGCCAAAAGCAATCTCGAGACGATCGAGGCCCAGCGCGAGAAGTACCGCAGCGACAACGAGACGGTGCTCAAGCGGGAGTGGGGCGATCAATATGATGCGAATGTGACCAAGGCCAACAAGGTGATCGATAAGCTCGGCACGGACGGCTTTAAGGACTACCTGAAGGCCACCCAGATGGGTAACTGGGCCGAGCTGGCGCGCTTTCTGGTCAAGGTGCATGACGTTGTCGGAGATGACGAATTCGTGGATGCAGAGATTACTGGTCCCGATGGAGGCGATTCGCGCCCGCGCGGGCCGGACGGACGACCCCGGTTCTCATACGACACGAAATGATTTTTTACTTCCGGGGTGTAGGTATAACGCCTTGACCCCGGCGAGGAGAACCTGACGATGGCAGAAAAAGACGTACGAAGCCAGTTGACGCTGATCGAGCTTGCCAAGCGGGCGGACAACAACGACCTGATGACGATCGCGGAGGTCTTGACCGAGGTCAATCAGTTCTACGACGATGCCCTCTGGCAGCCCTCGAACCAGCTGCTCTCGCATATCATCACGCGGCGCAACTCGCTGCCGTCCGGAGAGCACCGCAAGTTCAACGCGGGCGTCTCGCCGGCCGCGTCGAGCACGACCCAGGTGGTCGAGCCGATCGCGATGCTCGAGAGCTACAGCGAACCGGATAAGGCCCTGGCCGATATGAGCCCGGACAAGGACCAGTTCCTCATGAACGAGGACACGGCCCACATCGAGGGCATGAGCCAGACCATGATGGACACCTTGATGTATGGCAACCGGGGCACGGCCCCGGAGGAGATCGACGGCCTGGCGCAGCGCCTCAGCACGATCGCGCAGAACAACGTCGTCTCGTGCGGCGGCTCGGGCTCGGATCTGACCTCGGTCTTCCTGGTGCAGTGGGGGATCAATAAGGTCCACATGATCTATCCGCGCAACTCGCCCACCATGGGCGTCGAGCGGATCTTTCTGGGCGAGGACACCGCGACGGACTCGAACTCGAAAAAATACCAGATCTACCGCACGCACCTGAAGGTGTACTACGGCCTGGCCGTGCATGATGAGCGGTGCATCCGGCGGTTGTGCAATATCGAGACGGCGGGGTCGAGCAACCTGTTCGACGATGACCTCCTGATCGAGCAGCTCAACCTGATGCCCTACGGCCGCAGCGGCCTGGTGATCTATTGCAACGCCACGGTCAAGAGCCAGATGGACAAGATCGCCAAGGACAAATCGAACGTGTATTACAAGCCGGATGAGATCTTCGGCCGGCCGGTGACGACCTTCCAGGGCGTGCCGGTCCGCCAGGTCGACGCGATCCTCAACACGGAATCGGCGATTACCTGATAGGCCCTGGGCCTGTAACCATCAACCCGAGTTTTTGGAGGAAAACACCATGATGGATTCCATTCTTGAATTCAGCGATGCCCAGAGCATCGCCACCACGCCGGCGACCGGAGGGAGTGATCGCATCTTCAACTCCACGAACTACATCGACATCGGCGGTTACATCCAGCAGCCCGGCCGCGGCCGGCCGATCTGGATCAACGTGGTCGTGTCGACCGGGTTCGGCGGCAATCCGGCCTCGACGTTCCTGGTCTACCTGCAGACCGGCAAGACGGCCTCGCGCTGGGCCTCCGGCATCATCATCGCCAGCGGCAACGCCTCGCAGTTCGCGACCGCCGGGGAGACGATCTGCCGGATCAGCCTGCCGGCCGCCATGGGCGACGCAATCGACCAGATCCGCTACATCGGCCTGGTCTACCGGGCGCAGGTCGGCATGAAGGCCGGGGCGGTCAACGCCTGGCTCGACATCGACGGCGCCACCGGGGCCCACGATACGAAACGGTACGGCTCGATCTCCGGCGAGTAATCGCCTGAAAGCCCTGCCTCCTTGCCACTAACCCCAAACCCCTGCACCGGCGGTTTTCGCTCCTTTTCCGTCGGCGCAGGGCCCCCTTACCAAAGGAGACAAGATGGCAAGCTACGAATGTATCCGCACCTGCTACCACGACGGCCGGCTATTTCGGCAGGGCGCGGTCTACGAACTCAAGGGCGAGGTTCCGCCCCATTTCAAGCGATTCTCGGACGCCGCCCCGGCGGCGCTCCCAAGGCAGGAGGCCGAGCAGGCCCTGCCGGCCTTTGCCCAGCCTGATACGTCCTGGGCCGATGCGGCCAATGCGGCTAACAGCAGCGACGAGTCACGAGTCAATAGTGACGAGACCGAAAAAGAAGAGGAAGAAGAAGTTGAGGTCGAAGTGCTGGTGGACGAGGATGACCTCGAGCCCACCAAGGTCAAGCGCGGCAAAAAACGGGGCAAGAAGACGTGACATGGGAGTGGATCATCCTGACAGCCGGAATATTGGCGGCCGTGTTCGCGCGGATTCCGCTCCACCCCGAGGGATACGACAAGCTCAAGGAGTGGGCCTTTACGGCCGTGATGGCCGTGGGCGCGCTCATGGGGGCGGCGACCGGGAGCCTGCCGGCGCCGGGCGGGCCGGGGGCCTGGCTCCTTCTCTGTTTTGTGCTGCTGGCTTCGATTTCGGTCTTGTGGTCGGATTTTTTTTACAATGCCCGAGTCGAGATCCCGCGCCTCTTTGCGATCCTCTATTTCCTGTTCCTGGCTTCCACCCTGCCGCGTGATCCAGTCCTGTGGTCGCTCTGGGTCCCGGCGCCCTTCGTGGCGCTCTACGGGCTGAGCCAGCAGCTGCTCCGCAAGGACCTCCTCATCAAAGAACATAACGCCTTCCTGCGAAAAAAATACCGCTTCTTCGGGTGGTCGTTCGGGTCGAACCAGGCCGGGACGTATCTGGCGCCAATGCCGTTTATCGGGATGTATCTGGTCACGCTGATGCCCTGGCCGTGGTCGGCGGCGGTCTATTTCGGGGTGGCGCTGTGCGCCTTCGGGCTGTGGCATTCGCACTGCAAGGGCGCCATCGTGGCCAATCTGATCGGGACCATGGTCCTGGCGCCGTGGGCGATCCCGCTCATTCTGATCGCGGCAGCGGCCTTCGTCTGGAAAAGGCGGGCGCTTTTCGACGGGGCCGGGCACCGCGTCATGCTGCTGCGGATCTGCCTCGAAATGTTTAAGCACAAACCGCTCCTGGGCTGGGGCCCGCGCTCGTTTCGAACGCACCATCACGTGGCCGTGGCCGCCATCAATAAACGCGATCCTTCCATATTGGGCAAGCCGGGCGTGGGCGGAAAATACGCGTTCTGGGTCGGCCGGCGGGCGCACAACGACTTTGCCGAGACCTTCGCGGATTACGGCCTCGTGGGCGGGCTGCTGTTCCTGGGTTTTATCGCACTTGTTATATCACGTGCTATATCATCCGAGCCGATGCTGCTGGCCGGGGTGGTGGCCGCCGTATCCTCGGCGGCGTTTTTTTACCCCTGGCGGCAGATCGACGTGGGCCTGCCGCTCTTCGTGCTTCTGGGGATCAACCTGCAGGCCGCGCCGATTGCACCTCCTCCGGCCGTGGCGCTGATCGTCGCGGTCGCGGCCGGGGCGATCCTGTGGGAGTTCTGCGCCAAGCCGTACTGGTCGATGCGGGCGGCCCTGGCTGGCAGGCTGCCAGAGGCGCTCACGTGGCAGCCGTTCGCCACGGAGTACCTCTTTCTGATCGCGCAGCTGGCGGTCAAGGTCAAGGACGCGGCTTTGGCGTTCAACTGCGCCGAGAAGGCCCTTTACCACTACGACGGCGACCGGCCCTACTGGGAAATCCTGAATATCTTCGGCGCGGCCGCCGCCATGGCCGGCGCGATCACGACGGCCGAGCACGCCTTCAGGCGCTGCCTGACGATGCACCCGAACTACAAGCCCGCCCGGCGCGCCCTGGAGCAGCTCCAGTTGTATAAATTGGGCAAGCTGCGTCCGGCCCGCAAGAAGAAAAAACCGAACCGCAAGAAGGAGGCCGTAAACGCATGAACCTGGCAAACGTCAAGTGTATCGGGGACGAGGTCGTCACTGTGGGGGCCGCCGCCACCGGCTTTTCGAGCGCACCGAGCGACGCGGATTACGCCGAGGTCTTCGCCATGTCGACGACCTCGTGCCGCTGCTGCTGGGGCGGGACCACGCCGACGGCCAACAACGGCGTCCTGCTGGACGAGCAGGCGGCCGGGAACGTCTTGAAGATCAAGCTCTACGGCGGTCAGGCGATCGCCGACTTCCTGGCCTTCGGCAACACGAGCAAGCTCTACGTGGTCTATTACCGGAGCCGTAATTACGCCTGATGGAGGTGCGGCATGGAAAATCATCTTGATCCGGCCGAAATGAAAGTCCTGGGCGACGAGATCTTGGTGGTGAGCAACACGGCCGTGGGCCTGGCGAGCGTGCCGAGCGGGGCGGATTACGCCGAGATCTACCCGAGCGATGCCGACCCGTTCCGCTGCCGCTGGGACGCGACCGACCCGGACGCCAGCAACGGCGTCCTGCTGGACGAGGCCACGACCGGCCACATCGAAATGGTGGCGCTTTTCGGCGGGACGGCGATCGCCAAGTTCAAAGCCATCCGGTCCGGGCTGAACGATTCGCAGCTTTACGCCGTCTATTACCAGACCATGAGCTACTGAGATGAATCCGCTGCGGGCTGTGTTGAGATCGGTGTTTCCGGCCCGGATGCGTTCCGGGCTGATCGGCGGGTTCGCCAAGCTGAATTGTTGGTACGCCAAGGGGATCGCGGTCCTCTCGTTCGTCCGCAACATGGAGATCACGGACATCGGGATCCTGATGGGCGTGGCCAAGTACCTGTTCGGCGACGCCCTGAGCAGCTGGCAGATCGTCGGGATCGGCGCCGGGTACTGGACCCTGAACACGCTCGTGAACCTGTGCGTGGGCTGGTTTTGGGAGCACCACAGCGGCTGGGAGATCGAGGCGCGGGTGGTGAGCAAGCGGATCACGCCGCAGCGCACCATCCTGGTGGACCCGGAAACGGGCCAGGCTTATGGCCTGAAGGAGATGAAGGAGGCTTGCCATGGCCGTAACGACTGACGTGGGCGTGGTCAACATCGCCATGATCCGGCTCGGGCACGACCCGATCGATTTCCTTAGTGGGATAAGCCCGGAAGAGGTGGCCGCCAATACGATTTATGAGCCGATTCGCGACAAGATGCTTGAGGCCCTGCCGTGGGACTTCCAGGTGCAGGAATACACCCGCGAGATCGATGACGAGCAGAAGACCGTCACGGCGATTACCCAGGCGGATCCGGCCGTGGTCACGGTGGCGAGTCACGGGTATAAGAACGGGATGCACGTCACGTTCGAAGACCTTGCGGGCATGACCGAGCTGGACGAGGATCAGTATCGGATCGCGAGCGTGGCGACCAACACCTTTGAGCTGGAAGGGGTGGACTCGAGCGCATACACCGCCTTCAGCTCGGGCAGCGTACGGGTCCGGCCGCCACACCGCTATGAGTATGCCTATGCCCTGCCGAGCGATTACCTGCGGATGTGGCGCATGTACCCGACGGATGAAAACTATGAGGTCCGGCGCAAGTTCCTGTATTGCAACTGGGACGAGATTTACATTGAATATCTGGCCAAGATCACGACCGTGAGCGAATGGGACCCGACCTTCGTCATGGCGTTGGCGGCGGCCGTAGCCGTGCCGCTTTCGAAGAAGATCGGCGACACCACGATCGAGCTCGTCCAGGAGCTCAAGGACGAGGCCAAGAAGGCCCTACTGACGGCGCAGGAGACGTGCGCGCTCGAGAGCGAGCCCTACGACCTGGAATATTTTACGGCCTGGCAGGAGAGATAAGTGATTAGGTGGAAGGCTGTTGGGTGAAAAAAAAGATGGAGAAAAGAGAGTTTGCGCGGATAAGAATCTGGTTTTGGGTCGGGCTGTTTGTTTTCGCCATGCTGGCGGTGACGCTCAAGGCGGCTCAGGCCGCGCCGATCTGGCTGTATCTGACGGACTTTACCGGCGGCGAATACTCCGAGCTGATGGGCGCGAGGGCGGACTTCAGGCACTACTCCAAGGCGTGCAGCACGCTCGAGAATTTTCTCGTCTGGCCGCACGGGCCCGTGACACGCCGGCCGGGCTTCCGGTATGTGGCCAAAACCAAGTATCCCTCCAAGCAATCCCGCCTGATCCCTTTTACCTATTCGACGGAAAACAGCTATGTGATCGAGCTGGGCGATCAGTATGCGCGGTTTTATCGCGAGGGCGGCGCCGTGCATGCGGGATATTTAATCGAGGGCGAGAATGAGGTCTTGCCGCTCAATACCAAGGCCGAGATGGAGGTCGAGCCGATCCTCTGGAAACCTTTCGATGTGGGCGCAAATAGTGGGTTGACGGCATTTTGTGGTGGGTGCGGGGAAGGCGGCACAGGCGCCCTCAGTCTGTACAATCCGGCCCATTCGGGAAATCTGTTTATGTGGACGACGGTCAGCGGCGTCACGCCGGGCTGGCTGTATAAATTTCAATTTTTGCAACGCAAGGCCATTGTGGGGACGTATGGCGTCGTGTATTGGAATATCTTCAATATGGACCACCCCGCCGACAACGGTGATGACTGGGGCTTTGGCGGTGGAAACATCACGGGCTCGCAGCAAGCGGCAAACGATAGCGGCGGCTGGGCCGAGGAAGATGCCTTGGTGGAATCAACCTTTTTCCTGATGCCGGAATCGTGCAGCGGCGTCACGATCGTGATCGGATTCTATCGTAATAATTCGGCCCAGAATCTCAAGGTCGATAACGTCTATTTATACGGCTGGACAAAAGCGCCGGAGATCCCCACGCCCTGGCTCGAGGAGGATCTGGACGAGTTGAGCTGGTGCCAGGATGCGGAAAACCTCTATATCGCGCATCCGGATTATCAGGTCCGTAAGCTGACCCTTCAGGCAGCTGAATCCTGGCAGCTTAGTACGTTCAGCCCAACAAACGACCCGACCGGCGGGGCAACTGGATATCCGCGCGTGATCGGCTTCTATGAGTCGCGGCTCGTGATGGGGGCCAGCGAGGCTTATCCGCAGCGGTTATTTTTATCAAGGACTAACGATCCCGATGATTTCACCTTCGGCACGTCCGATGATGACGCCATAGATATTACGATCAATCTCGATCGGGTCAATGATATCCAATGGATATCACCCGGGAATGTGCTGGCGGTCGGCACGAGCGGGGCGGAGTGTCGGATCGGATGGCCTGATACCGTGGAACCATTGACGCCGACCAATATCTTTGCCCGCCGGGAGACGAACTATGGATCCGCGGCGGTCCAGCCGGTGCGGGCCGGGCATAGCATTCTCTTCGCGCAGCGATCGGGACGCAAGCTGCGGGAGCTGACCTATAACTGGGAGGTGGGCGGATATGTGGCGCCCGATATATCGCTGCTTGATCGGAATGCGACCGAGGGCGGCATTAAGGAGATCGTCTATCAACAGGAACCTCTATCGGTTGTTTGGTGCGCGATGCACGACGGGACCCTGGCCGGTATGACGTATCTGCGCGATCAGGAGGTCGTCGCCTGGCATCGGCACCCCACCGAAGGGCATGTCGAAAGCCTCTGCGTTATTCCGGGCGAGGAGCAGGACGATCTCTACGCCATCGTGCGGCGTTACGTCGAGGACTGGGATAACTATACGGAGCTGACGACCGAATCGGATTTTGACGGCGATGGGAATGACAGCCTGGATGCGTGGGACTCCTTGAACAGTGGAGCGGTGAGCTTGACGGCCGCTGAAGGCATATCGGGTACGACGTGCGTTGAGATCGAGGCGACGGACGAGATGGACCCCGGGATCCACCAGGATATCTCGGGCGTGACGCCCGGGACGACGCTCAAGCTCGAGATCTACCAGAAGGAGAGCTATTCAGGGCAGGATGTCGAATGGGGGTATCAAGTCGAGACGGTCGGCGGTACCTCGGAGATTGTCACGAGCGGGACGACCAGGAGCACATCCAGCTGGGAGATGATGTACGATTATTTCGAGGTGCCCGAGGATTGCACCGCGATCAGGGTCAAGGGCTACGGTCTGGACATAGCAAGTGGTGCCACGATTTGGTTCGACAACTTCAGCGTCATCCAGTGGAATTATGACCGGCGCTACGTCGAGCGGCTCGATCCGCTTTATGACGGATCGGGATTGGAGTATGCCAGCTTTCTGGATTCGGCGATCCCCTATGATGGGCCATTGGCGCATACGTTCACAAACTGCAACCATCTTGGCGGTAGTACGATCTATGTCATGGCTGACGGCGAAGTCGTCACCGGGATCACGGTCTACGCCAATGAGAGCGGAAACAGCGAATTCTATCTGCCGGATGGGGGCCGCAAGGTCCTGGCGGGATTACCCTATACGTCACTGCTTGAAACCATGCGGCTCGAGGTGCCCGGACCGATCGCGGGCGCGAGCCAGGGCCGGATCAAGCGGATCAGCGAGGTGATCGCCCGCGTCTATCAGACGAGCGATTTCGAGATCGGACCGGACGAGGACAATACCCGCACCATGGACGTGGATGGGGACGAGTACAGCGGGGACCTGCGTTACACCTATCCCTCGGGCTACGAGCGGGACGCCCGGGTGGTCGTCTACCAGGACGAGCCGTATCCGCTGACCCTGCTGGGGCTGAACCTGCGGGTGGAGCTCGGGGACTAAGGAGGGGAATATGCCGCTTGCATTCTTGATCGTATCCTTGGTGGCGGCGGCCGCATCGGCCTATTCGCAGGTCGAGCAAGGCCGGGCGGCGGCCAAGGCGGCGCAGTACAACGCCATGGTGGCCGAAAACCAGGCCGAGTGGGAGCAGTACCGCGCCGGGATCGCGGCCGAGCAGCTCGAGGCCCAGGCCCTCTGGGCGGACTACAACGCCTCCCTGGCGGCGCGTGAGGCCGAGATGGAGGCGGCGCTCGAGCGGCGCGAGGGCCGCAAGCTGATCGGCGCGCAGCTGGCGCGCTATGCCGCCGCCGGCGTTAGCACAACCGGGACGCCCCTGCTCGTGATGGAGGAGACGGCCGATGAGGTCGAGCTCTCGGCCCTGCTGCTTGAGCACCAGGGCGAGCTTGAGGCCTGGAGCTACCGCAGCGAGGCGGCCCAAAAGCGGACCGAGGCGAGCCTGACGACCATGCTCGGCATCACGGACGCGGATGCCCTGCGGGCGGGCGCTGAGATCCAGCGCCTGCGCGGCGAGGCGGCCCAAAAGACGAGCCGGCTTCAGGCCGGGTCGACTCTGCTGAGCGGGTTCGCACAGGGATACGCCGGATATAAGACCCTGAGCACCCGATGAGCAGGCCAAAGGAAATGTGATCATGCCGAATATCCCGACCATCCAGAGGCGCGAGACCAGGCTGGGACGACTCCAACCCGCCGCGGCCGTCATCCCCCGAACACCCCGGGCCGTGTATGTGAACCCGGAGGATTTCACTCGCAACGCGGCCCTGATCGCCGGGGTGGCCGGCCAGACGGCCCGCAACCTGGCCGACGCGGCCCAGACTTTGGCCGAGGTGGAGCGCCGCCAGAAGGCCCAGGAGGAGTTGACCTGGGTGATGAAGGCCGATAGCTCGCTGACGGACGCTTGGACCGGCTTTTTGCCGAGCGAGCTCGAAAAGCAGGGCGAGGACACCTACGGTAACGTGGCCCGCGCGCGTAAATGGATCGACGAGCAGGCCGCCGGCTGGATGGACTCGGCCCCGAGCGAGGAGGCCCGCCTGACCCTGGGCGAGCGCGTCCAGACGCTGACGCGCAACGGCGTCATGCAGCTGGCGCGCCTCCAGGCCCGGCAGCGGCGGAACGTGGCCGAGCGCGGCTTCGGCACATCGCTCGATGCCAAGCGCAAGGCGGTGTATCTCGGCCAGGCCGATCCGGCCGTGGCCGTCGGCCAGATGAGCGGGGAATACGCGGCGGCCGCGCGTGACGAGGTGCGATTATTCGACCAGGGCACGGCCGAGGCCCTGGCCATGGATGCGAGTAACCGCATTTACGGGGCCTACCTGGATGGACTGCTCGACCGGGATCCACTGCGGGCGATCCAGGAGTTTAACGCCGGACACTTCAATCCGTTTCTGTCCGCCGATCAACTGAACGCCTACGCCGACCGGATCGCGGCCAAGACGCGCGAGCTTGAGCGCGACGCGGAGTATGCGACCAAGGAGGCCCAGCTGGCCCGCAAGCGGAGGGTGCGCGAGCTGCAGGATTTGATGACATCGGATCTTCAAAAGCGGTTCGACACGGGTGAAGGCCTGGCCGGGGTGGATATCGAGCGCAGCCTGAAGCGGCTCAAAAACGAATGGCTCGAGCAGGACCTGAAGGCCGATACCTACGAGCTCGATCAGATCATCGAGGGCTATGCCGAGCGGCGCGAGATCAACATGGAGGCGCACCACGCCCTCCGGATGATCCACGGAATGCCGCTCGATGAGCGGGCCGCCTTTTTGAAACAGTACAAACCGACGGATAGAAACTATGATCTTGAAAAGAAACGATATCAGGTTATCGAAGCGGCCGTCCAGGACGACACCCAGGCCCTGGCTCAAGATCCCGCCGCATACTTTGCACCCGAGATCCAGCGGCACGTCGATCAACTGGTCACGCGCGGGGCGGTCGACCGGGAGGACCAGGCGGCCGTCGGACGCGAGCGCGTAAAGGAATCGCTGCGGCTGCAGACCGAGGCCGGCCTGCCCGGAATAGCGCAGCGGGCCCTGAGCAAGATCGAGACGCAGGCCTGGCAGGCGCGCTTTAACGAGGCCGGCGGGGACGAGCGCGCCAGCATGCTGCGGGGGTTGAAGGGCTTCCGGGAAAACCAGCACAAGGTCCTGGGCGAACTCGACCTCAGTTACGGTCACGCCCTGATCAGCCTGCTGCCGCCCGAGGCGGCCGGGCCGGCGGCGCGCGCGATCGAGATGAAGGAGACCGAGTTCGGGCTATTGCCGGACGACAAGAAGGACCTGGAGCAAAAATCGAGGGACCGTTTCTACAAAGACTCGGAGATGGGCGGGGTCCTCGAGGAGCTCGCCCGCGCCACGGGCAATCCGCAGTACCTGGCGCAAGCTAAATCCTTCGAGGATCTCAATACGCGCATGGCCTGGCTCTACGGGGATGATGACGACGGCGCCGAGACGCTCTGGAAACCGTTCGACTTTATCAACGATGACGACATCGGCTACCTGTGGATCCCGAAGGGGCAGGACAAGGGCCGGTGGATCGATTTTCTGAATGAGGTCCGCCGCGACCGAATCGAGAACGATCTGAAATGGACGCGCAAATACTATGCGGACGAGAAGGCCTATCAGGACGCCCTCGATGACCTGGTCGAAAATGCCTTCTGGGCGCCGGCTTCGGATGGAGAAGGATACGTGCTGCACGACCATAAGACCGGAAAAATGCTGATCGACAAGGACGGCCGCGCCATTAGGACGCACGTCCGGTCATTGGCCGGCGGAGGGGCCTTTTGATGTTGCTGACGGCTCGAAATGATCCGCAGAACGAGTACGACTGGATAACGCGCCAAGATCGGCCTGAGCCGGGTTACTTCGATTGGGCCATGGCCACGCTCCGGCAGGGGCTCGACTATACCATGGAGGCGGCGATCGGGCGCGAGGCCCGCCGGCAGGACCTGCGGCAGAACGCCCTCATCATGCGCGGGATCGAGCCAACCGACCCGCAGGCCCAGAACCTGATCAGTCTGGATCCGCCGATGCCGCGCGACGAGTGGGAGGAGTCGGAGTGGTTCCGCGAGGGCGTTGAATGGCACGCCAACATGACGTCCATCCGGGCCCGGATGACGGCCGATGCGGTCGATCGGCGCCGCGAGCGCCAGGAGATCATCGCGCGCGCCCAGGAGGGCCGCCCGTTTCTGGCGGCCGCCGGCTGGGGGCTGGTGTTCCTGGCACAGTTCGCCGACCCGATCAACTTCATTCCGTTCCTCGGCCCGGCCGTCCGCGGCCGGATCCTGTCGCGTTTCGGCTGGGAGCTGGCCGAGGCCGGCCGCTGGGCCCCGCCCACCATGGCGACGTACTACAAGGGCCGGGCCGCCCTGGGCGCGGCCGAGGCGCTGATCGGAACGGCCGCGACCGAGCCCTTTATCGTGCAGACCCTGGCGGCCGAGGGCGAAAACCTGGGCTACGACGACGCCCTGCTGGACATCCTCTTCGGCGCGGCCGTGGGCGCGCTCCTTGGCGTGGGCCAGGCCTGGCGCCATCGCGGCCGGGTGCAGCGCGCCCGTAAGACCCTGGCGGTCGACGACCGCAAGAATTTGGCCACGGCCATGGAGCTGGCGCGTGGCGATTTGGAGGCCGGCCGGCCGGTGGACGTGGCCGGCTTCGTCGAGGGCAGCGGGGTCCGCCAGCGCCTGGCGCAGCTCGACCCGGAGCATCCGACGTTCAACCGGGAGGCCTTCGCGCACAGCCTGCGGCGGCGGGCGGGCCGGATCGCCCCGGAAGAGGTCGACGCGGCCCTGGCGGTCATGGATGCACGCGCCGAGGCTTGGGCCGGAGAATGGGGAACGCACCCGGATCGGTTTTATGAGGCGCAAACAACGGCGCTCGAGATGACGCCGGTCACGAAGGTGACGGCCGCCAAGGTCCGCAAGCGTTTCGGGACCACGGTCAAGGAGTCCTTCGGCTTGAGCGTCGATCAACTGACCGAGCCGCAGGCCGAGTACCTGCTGCGCTATCCGAACCGCCAGGCCTTGGCCCGAGGCGTGGAGGAAGGGGAGATTCCGCTCGGCCGGCAGGACCCGCGCGCGGGCGATCCGCTCGCGGAGCTACCGGCCGAGCAGGTCCGGGCGATCAAGAAGGTCGCCGGGGATGAATTCGAGGCGCCGGCCGAAAGGCTCTCGGCGCAGGAAATTAAGGCCGAGGCCCAAAACCTGTTGAACGCCGTGGCGCAACCCAACCCCGCCATGCTGCTCGAACGGCTCTGGCCGGCATTCGTGCGCCGGCTGCCAGCCGAGCGGGCGCGGGCCGTCGGAAAGGCGGTCGAGAATCCGGCCGGGGCCGCGCGCGTCTTCCGGCAATACCTGGAGGGGCAGGCCGAGATCGGCGCAGCCGTGCTCAAGGAGATGAAAGAATATCGCCGCTGGCTCGGCCGGGTCTACGCCGGCCTGATCCGCAACCCGGAAATCACGCGGCGAATCCCGCAGCCGGTGCAGCAGTTTTTCGAGCATGACTTCACGGTGCCCGAGGCCGTGTTTCCCGGGCCGGTCGCGCGGCCGCCCGAGGAGGCCGCGCGGGTCGTCTCGGGCCGGACCGAGCGGGTGCCGGAGCCGCCCGACGGGCTCGAGGAGGCCGGCCGGAACGCCGCCCGGGAGGAAGGCCTCGACGAAGCCCTCAAGGCCCAGGGCCTGGACGAGAGCTATCGCTTTGACGAGCAGGCCGAGATCGATCAGCTCCGGAGCGAGGGCAGACTGCTGAAGGAGGAGGAGAACCTGCTGGACGCAGTAGATGGGCTTGTGGAGAATGCGGAAAATTATAGTAAAGGATGGAAGGCTGCGGTCGATTGCGTCGTCCCGGCGTAGAGCCCCCAAACCGGCACGTGGGGCGCTCCTTTGGAAACGAAGGGTAGGTATAACGTCTACCCGAGATCGTGGACAGGCAGCCACAATGCGTGAGCCGGTTTGGGAAAAAAGAGGGTCCGGATGCTGAAAGATTCCCAAAAGATCGAGCAGGTCGTGCTGGCGGCCCGGCGGATCATCCATGCGCGGGACAATTGGTCGTGCTACGGATATGACGTTCCGTTTCCGGCCACGATCGGCACATTGGTCGAGGATTTGCGCTGCGCGGTTCTGCAATACGACAACGACGAGGGAAAAGGAGGCGACGATGATGGATTCACGGAAAGATAATTACACTTGGATAGGCCATTTTCTGGCGGCGGCCACGGTGATGATCATCCTGCTCGGGGTGCTCTTGGGGACGGTCGTCAAGGGCATGCCGGCGCCCGTGCTGCCGCAACTGACCTTTCAATGGACGAACAGTAACGAGGCCGACCAGGTCACGGAGTTTGTGCTCTATTACGGCAATACGGACGGCGGGCCTTACGACTGGGGATCGATCGCGATCCCGTATGCGGACTGCACCGTGGTCGGCGAGGACGAGAACGGTACCGACCTGCAGAACGCCGTGGCGGTGGCCGTGCTGGAGTTGACGGCCGGGCAATTGCACCATCTCTACTTCGTGCTGACCGCGAAAAACGCCGCCGGCGAGGAGAGCGTCTATTCAAATCAGGTTGATGCCGAGATCGACCTGCGGCTGCTGCGGCCGCCGGAGCAACTGACGATCACCGTGCGGATCGTGACACCGTAATGGGCGGACCGGGCAGCGGCAGGCGGAAGAAGGAACGCGAGCCGGACACCATCACGGCGGCCGGCATCCTCGAGGAGATCAACGAGATCCTGGCCATCGTCATGGTCCTGGTGCGGACGCTCGAGCGGATCAGCGTAAGATTACAACCCTACTTGACGGCCGGCGAGAGCATGCGATCCGTAGTGATCGATTTGGATAAGCGGCGCGAACGGATGGAAAGGGACGGGCACCCGCTGCAGGACACAGTCGGCGCCGAACTGCTTGAGGAGTCGAAGGTCAAAACGATCTACGAGGAGAGAAAAGATCATGCCGGTCCGAAAGTGATCTAACGGCAAGTGGCGCATCGGTGATGGGCCCTGCATGTACACGAGCGAGACCAAGGCCGAGAAGGCCTACGCGGCATATCGCGGCAAAAAGCACGACTCGCGCCCTCACGGGGCGGACGGCAAGGCGCGGTTTAGCTATCAAAAGAAAGGGTGAAGTTGAAAATCCTTCAGCCTTCAGCCTTCAACCTAAAACCCTAACAAGCGAACGGAGTGAGCGTGGCGACCGATCCCTGCATTGAGATCGTCAAGAAGGCGGCCGGCGTCTCGGACGACGAGGCGCTCGAGCTGATCGAGGAAGTCCGCCGGCGCAAGCAGCTCCTCGAGGCGGAAGGGAAGGGCCACCGCGCCGAGGAGGACCTGAAAAGATTCGCCGAGCGCAAGGCCCAGCAGACCCGGATCAACGCGGCCCTGGCGCGCAAGCACGCGGCCCTGAACATCCTCAAGCGGCAGCGGGTGCTGGATCCGCACTGGGACACCTGGATGGAGCGGGCCGACCCGGCGGAGATGTCCAAGGGAGCATTCGGCCAGCACGTCCGGGAAGGCTACCAGGCGTTGCTCTACGGCTCGGTCAAGGGTCTGGCCGGCGCGCGGGCCTCGGTCGCGGCCCGGCGCGGGGCTATCATGGCGGACTGGCTCGGCGCGCTGACGCGCGAGATCTCGCAGTACAAGCCGGAGCTCATCAAGGCGCTGCGGGATGACCGCCGGCTGATGGATAACACAATCCGGGAGATGTACGAGCTACGGCCGGAGGGCCGGCCCGGAATCACGGGTGATCCGGACGCCAAGTTCATGGCGGAGCTGCTGACCAAATATTCTGAAATGGCCCGCGTGCGGGCGAACAATGCCGGCGCCTTTATCCGGCGGCTGCCGGGCTGGACGCCGCAAAACCACGACGCCAAGAAGCTGATAAAGGCCGGCCGCGAGACCTGGGTGCGGACCGTACTCGAGCACCTGGATGCGGAGCGGTCCTTTTCGGAGGCCGACCCGGAGGAGATCCCGGAGATCCTGGGCGAGATCTACCAGAACATCGTCACGGGCCGGGACCGGGCTTTGCGGCCGGCCGAGCGGGGCGAGTTCACCGGGCCGCGCAACCTGGCCCGCAGCCTCGAAAAGCACCGGGTGCTCCACTTCCGGTCGGCGGACGACTTCCTGATCTACCACGAGCGCTTCGGACGCGGGAACGTCTTCACGGGCACGCTTGAGCACCTCGAGCGCCTGGCGCGCAAGGTGTCGTTGATGGAG